TCTATGTTAGTTGAAGATTTTTCACGATTAATAAAAGCTAAACGTAACGGGGTACATCCCTTATACTGTCAAATTGATACATCGGCACAAACCCCTGATGTTATACACAAAGTACACTCAGAAACAGGGGAATTTCAAGAAGATTTACATACGATTAGAACCGAGTTTGATAAACATGGTATTTCTACTATTTTGTGTTCAAAAGATAACAATATTGGTATTAATGCCGTTAAAAATCGTTTAAAATGTGTTAGGACTAAAGATGGAACAATCAAACGACACCCAAAACTATATATATTTAATACCCTTAACGGGTTACGTTATGAATTTAAACGATATTCATGGCAATCTTATACAAGTGATCGTATTGCCGAGGGCAGGGAAACGTTAAATAAGGTCAACAAAAAAGATGACCATTTTCTAGATTGCCTTAAATATGAAGCAATAAAACTAAGTAATGATTATAACCTTTCTAACACACCTATCCCTGAATTACCTATGGTCATTCCTAACATGTATTAATTAACATAAAAAACATTTTTGAACTTTTTACGGGTTTTTTTGAACTTTTTACGGTTTTTTTTGAACTTTTTACGGATGGGAAAAACACATAAAACATAAATTTAAACTCAAAATTTTTGAACTTTTTACGGGTTTAGGGCATAGCCATTATCCATTATCCAAAGGATAATATAGAAAAGAGGGAATTACATTTACATTGCATTCCCTTTTATAGTTTTTTTACCTATACAATCAATCAAAACGGTAATATTAGATAATTTTATATGAATTTTGTTTGAATATCGTTAAATTTTGGGTATAATATTATTATATTAAGCTATTAAATCTAAAAAAAATATAAAAATTACTATTTCTATTATATATATATTTTTACTAAAAGGCTTAATATTTGGAAAAGTTAGAAAGGTATCAGCAAGAGCAAGACGCTATAGAACATTTTCTAGGCTTAAAAAAAACGTATTCTGACCAACGACAACCCTATGAGGACGCATGGCAACAAGCCTTAGATGCGGTATACATGCGTGACGATAATTTAACGAAGGTTTATGAAGGCCGAGCAGAAGTAAATTCCCCTATTATGAAGTGGAAAGTACAGGGCATTGTTAGCCGAGTTATGAAAATTCTTTTTAATTCTATTCCTATCGCACGAATTGAACCAACTCAAGATAGTAAAATGCATGATTCTGTTATTGACGTATGGAATCGTTTTATTTTTGAAAAACAATTAGGTGATATTGATTTCATGGATGCGTACCGATTATTTTTTAAAAATTGTGCTATTCAAGGTACATCTGTTGCAAAAATCCCACAAATTTATGAAAAACGTGATATTACTTTTTTTCCTGATGATGAAGAAAGTGATACGGAAATGGTTATCAAAGATAATACATATTTTGAACCCATATTATTAACTGAATTTTATTCTGATGTTAATAAATATTCACCCCAAGATAGTTTAGCTAATATTCATACCACTGCTATACGTTACGAAGATTTAAAAAAACATGAAAAACGTAAAGAAAAATCTACGTTTGAAATGGTTGATCCATCTACAGGTGAAGTTGTTGGATATGAAGAAAAAATGGAAGATGTTGGCAAATATCACAATTTAGATTTAATTGTTAATAACGAGGGCGGTTATTCCCCACAACAACAAGATTATATTGAATTGTTAGGCTTTAACCGTACAGCCAGAACAGCATTTCAAAAAGCATTAAGAGATCAAAAAAAATCAGGTTTAGTACGTATTGATGAATGTTATGGAAAATACTTTTTAGATGGGGAAGAAAGGGAAGTTATTTGTACGATTGCTAACGGTAATGTTGTTATACAATTAGAAGAGTCTCCATTTAGACATAAACAATATGTTAGACCGTTTATTGTTGGTAAATATGAACCAATACCTAACTGTTTATACGGTGTCAGTAACGTCGTAGCAGGATTATCTTTATTACGTGAATTAAATGCCGCTAGATCACAAAGCCGAGACGCTAACACGCAATCTATTTTCCCTATGACCTATATTGATAAAACACGTAACATTAACTGGGATAAAATGTGGAGGCCTAACGGAATTATTGAAGGTCAAGGCTCTAACGGTATAACCTCTATTATTAATCCTAGTTTAGCAAATGTTAATATTAACGATACTGCTATTATACAACGTGATATAGACCAATTATTTAGTTTAAGTCCAGTCCAAGAAGGTACAAGTGACCGAACCAAAATACCTCAAACTAAAGGGGCTACATTATCAATTATTGCCCAAAATGATATGCCATTAAATGAACTTATCAACTTACAAACAAATGAAGTTATAAAACCCTTTATTGAAATATTATATGAACGAAATATTACCTTTAAAGATGTATCCGATTTATTAAGTGTTTATTCTGAAGAACAGTTAGCAAAACTAGGGTTTACTAACAATATTAAAATGCAGAATTTATACTTTGATTTTAATACAAAAGTTTTAGGTAACTTAGAATTATCTAACGAAATAGCTCACCAAAATGGCTATATGAATTTTTTAAATTATGCGTCATCTATACCCCCATTAGCTAAACGCATAAATTGGCAAGAGGTAGGGGAAAAATTATTGGCCGCTTTTGGTATAAAAGACGATGCTAACAATATCTTTTTAGATGATGAACTGGTAGCTCAAACAGATGCACAAATGGCACAACAACAACAACAAGCTATGCAACAAACAAAGCAAATGGAAAAACAAGAACGAATAGAACAAAAAATAGAGGATATAGATAAATATAAAGCTGAAAAACAAATTGATTTAGAAGCTAAGTTAATAGAAGACAATCACGAAGTTATGGTAGAAAAATTAACAGGACAAAAAATTGCCTAAACTATTAGAAAATACGTTAGAGTTTAAAGAAATTTTAAACATTATTAATGAACAAATTGCTATGTTACACAATGAATTAGATCGCTCTTTATTAGATCAAAATAGCAATATTGAATATTTAGCTGTTAAACGGTTGGCCTATAAAGAATTAATTGATGTATTTGAAACCAAATTTAACAATAATTAAAAGGAGATTTTTATGGAAATTATAGAAGAAAATAATAAAATAGAAGAATTAGAAGAAATAAAAAAAGAAAAGACGGTTGTACTAGATAAACCTAAAAGAAAGCCACGTAAAAAAAAGGTTGTTACACCTAAAACAGATCATTTATTTAATGCTGATAATTATACAGATGATTCATTTAAAGCGAATCATAACATTAAATGTAAAGTCCGAGCGGCCAAGTCTTTAGGGGTTTCTATTGACCATTTAGACGATACTTATAGAAAATTGAATGGAAAAAAACTAGACGGATTTTATATTACTGAACTTATTGACCGTTTTGGGTTTTCTGATGGTAAACAAAAAAGCCGAGCTCAATTAGCTACGATTCATAATTTAACTAATATTATCCCTGTAGAAGTTGCTGAAGATAAACTAAAAAAGATTTTAGTGTCTAGTAACGTTGTCGATGCTTATAAAGCACATATAAAGGAATTTACAGACGGGTTTGTACATGAAACTCATGATAAAAGCGTATATGGAGAATAAATTAATATGGAAAAAGAAATAAATACAGACATTAGCACTATGTCATCTGATGAATTAAAAGATTTTATTAATACCGAGAATGGTACACCCATAAACTCTACTAATGAAACATCATCCGATACAAACACCGTTGTTGATGAAACTGAAAATGTAAATGAAAATGAAAATGATGCAAGTACAGACACGTCAGAAGATGTGAAACTAGAAGAATCATCACAACCCGAAGAAAAACACTTTTATCAAGGTAAATCTAGGGAACAAATTATAGAGATGCAAGAAAATGCAACAAAAAAAATATCTCAACAAGAAAATTATTTACATAAATTAAATAAAGAGATTGAAGAACTAAAAAACAGTCAAAATGAAATGATTAATAATCAAAAAACAGTAAAAGATACTGATGATTTTGACGAGATTTTAGAAAACTATAATCAAGATGACGTTAATGTGATAAATAAATTAGTTGAGAAAAAACTTAACTCTATAAAACAAAACGAAAAAAAACAGACTGAAACAGAATTACAACAAAATTTTTTAGAAAACGATGCTCAGTTTAAGGCATTTGAAATAGTTTTACACCAAACTAATCCTGAATTAACACATAAATTTCAAGAAAAATTGCAATCTGAGTTTAATTCTAAAGGACGATCGGAAACAATCGATAAAAAAGGTTGGTTTATGAACTGGTCACAAAAAACATTATCGGATCTAAAAAATAATAATAATTCTGAAAAAGCTGTTAAATCACAAAAAAATTTAGTAGCTAGAAAATTGAAGGCTAGTCCTGTTCCTACATCTTCTACATCTAATAATGGTAGTTCTTTAAAAGGAGTGCCAGCACCTAGAGGGGCAGAAGAGTATAGACAATGGGTAAAAGTTAATCATGGTATAACCATCTAGTTACGTTA